GTCCTTCTTTTCAGTCTGGTGAATATGATTTCTATTTTAGAGGCGATACTTTGGGCATTGATGGGATCGCTGATCTTGTTGACACTGCTGAGTTAATGGGTATTGTAGAACGTACAGGCGCATGGTATTTGTTACCAGATGGTTCAAAGGTTCAGGGTAGAGAAGGATTTGTTAATAAAGTAAGAGAGGATCTTGATCTACAAGATATGATTAAGAATAAAATAAGTGGATAAGTATACAATTTACGAGGGTAAGTTTCCTTGTAAAACTTGCAAGAAAGAGGTAAAAACTATGAGGGTCTACCCATCAACTGGAGCAGCATCTTGGATGTGTTCAGATAAACATTTATCAGAAGTAGAGTTATTTAAAGTTGGATATAAAAAGAAGAAAGTTAATGAGCGAAAAGTCGGAGAGTAAAAGAATCGGTGCCAAGCAACATAAAAATTCTGGTAGAAATACCAAGAAGGGCGATGCCACCTGGGAAAATTTTACTGTAGACTTTAAAGAAAATTCAAAATCTTTTACGCTCAATCAAGACGTATGGGCTAAAGCAACAACAGATGCAATACGAAATAGCAATGATCCAGCCATTGTTGTGGTACTTGGCGAGGGATCTAAAAAGGTAAGACTTGCTATAATAGAGTTAGAACTACTAGAACAGATGGTGAACAATGGAACAAAATAATACAACACTCGAGATGGTCAATGGTTTGTCAGAAATCGCAGAATATATGGAAGACGAAGAGTTAACGGCTGCACTAACATTTATTGCAAAATTAATTATTAAACCAGACATCCCAATGAACGTTGCTACAGTGGAGATAGTAAGATTACAGGCAATAGCAGCCAAGATGGCTTTCAGGGCTACCTGGATGGCCAATGTGGATAAGTCTAATAGAGGAAAGAAAAATATTTATTATACTGCAGCAGAATCAATAAATAATCTTGTGTCTGCACTTAAATACATAACTCGCTGATATCTGATATAATTATACAAACAAAGGATAATAATGAAAAATTTACTAAAAGAAGTAATGATCAAAGATAAAAATAAAGTACAAAAAAATACAGATGACACATCTTTTATTGAAGGACTTATTGAAAAGATAGAGTCTGGATATTTGGCACAAACAAAGCCTAAGTTTACTAAGAAAAGTAATTTCTCAGCATCTGGGTTAACCTATGGCGCTGGAGAGTGTCCAAGATATTGGTATATGATGTTTGATGGTGCACCTTCTTTTGATAACTCAGATGCTCGTGGTGTAGCAAATAGAAACAATGGAACTCTGGGTCATCAAAGAATACAAGAAGCAATAGAATTATCTGGATTACTTGATAAAGATATGGTGATGGATCCACTACCAAGAAAATACAATAAGCAAGAGCACCCATCAATGGAGTTTAGAGTTAAAACAGAAGATCCACCATTCGATGGTTATGGCGACGTTATGCTTAATATTAATGACGAAAGAGTTATTGGTGAAATCAAAACTATAACTAATGAAGGCTTTGAATATAAAAAGAATAGTAGAAAGGCTAAGATGGGCCATCTTATGCAACTACTAATTTATATGAGGGTATGGAAAATAGACAAGGGCGTAATGATTTATGAAAATAAAAATACTCATGAACTATTAACCTTGCCAGTATTAATGAACGATCATTTCCGTCGGTGGGTAGACCAGGCATTTGATTGGATGAAAGAAGTATATGCAAGTTGGAAAAAGCAGGAGTTACCACAAAAACCCTATAGATCCAACTCTAAAATATGCAAAGTTTGTCCAATTCAAAAAGCATGTGCTGAAGCAGAGACAGGGGTAATTAAAATTAAACCTCTGGAGTTGCTGGAAGATGAAAAATTGTAGATGGTGTGATAAAAACTTTGATTCAAATATATCTTACCAGATATATTGTTCTGAAGAATGTAGAGAAAGTGCTACAAAAGAAAAAATAGCACAAAGGTATATACAATCAAGAAGACAAAAAAGAAAAGGTAAGAACAGATTATGCAAGCAGTGTAACTCAAAGTTATCTATATATAACGATGATCCATTGTGTAATAAATGTAATATCAATCCTAATGATGTAAAGAAAGTGTTAAAACAAGTAAAAGGAATGTCGGGTGACAAAAGCAAAAGAAACAGATAGGTATTTTAGACAAGACCTATCAACGCAGCCTGGAGTCATTTGTGCTATAGATGCAAGTACAAATAGTCTTGCGTTTACGATTTATTCTTATAGAAATTTATCAGAACACGGAAAAATAATGTTTGAAGGTAATGATATATATGCTAAAGTTATTGATGCTAATAAAAAAACAAAAGCATTATTTGATCATTACAATTTAGTTGAGGCCATTATTATTGAGCATACTGTTTTTATGAATTCTCCAAAAACTGCAGCAGACCTTGCCTTAGTTCAGGGTGCCATTATCGGAGGGGCTGGAATGGCTGGTATTAATATAATTGGCAAAGTGTCCCCAATAACATGGCAATCATATCTTGGCAATAAAAAATTAACCAAAGAGGAACAGTTAAAAATTAGATCTCTTAATCCTGACAAGTCCGCCTCTTGGTATAAATCATATGAAAGAGAATTTAGAAAGCAAAGAACTATAAAATTGTTAGATGTTATTTATGATAAAAAAATAACAGATAATGATGTTGCAGACTCAGCAGGCATTGGACATTGGGCAATTAATAATTGGAATAAGGCGGTTTGACAAAATATACTATGGCTGCTAAACTATATACAAGCGAACTATGGCTTAGGAAAAGATATCATATTGATAAAAAAACTCCAGAGGCTATAGCAAAAGAATGTGGGGTAAGTGTGGAAACTATTTATGTGTATCTTGCTAAATTTGGATTAAGGAAGTCAAAGCGATGAATCCAGTATTTCCAGATGTTAATAATTTTAGGTGTGATGATTTATATTTACTTACAGTAGGGACTTCTGCTGGCAAAGAAATATATCAGTCTTGTCATGAAATTGCACATATGCTTATTAAAAAGAATATAGCATATGGAAACTCTGCATTAGAGCCAGTTCGTATATTTAGTAAAGCAGATCCGAGAGAGCAACTTCATGTTCGTATTGATGATAAGTTAAGTCGAATAATGCGTGGAACAGCATATGTTGGAGATAATGATATTGATGATCTTATTGGCTATCTTGTTTTGTTAAAAATAGCAAAGGCAAAAGAGTTAGGGTTTCAGGAGGATTACGGACTTGTCGACTGAAGAGGATTTAATTAAGCATTTAGATGAAGTAAATGTTGTAGTCGGAGAATATCTAAAGGGTAACGATGCTACAAAAATTTCTAAAGATCTTGCAATTCCTCGTACCCGTGTAGTGCAACATATAAACGAATGGAAGGTAATGGCTTCTGCCAATGACGCTATTCGTGCTCGTGCAAAAGAAGCATTGGCTGCTGCTGACACACACTATAATAAACTTATTAGCAAATCATATGAGGTTATTGATGAAGCATCACTAACAAATAATCTCGGTGCTAAAACACAAGCAATTAAATTGGTAATGGATATTGAGTCAAAAAGAATTGATATGTTGCAAAAAGCAGGTCTGCTTGAAAATAAAGAACTTGCAGAAGAGATGCTACAAATAGAAAAGAAACAGGAAGTTCTTATGGCAATTCTAAGAGATATTGCATCCGAGTATCCACAAGTTCGTGATGAAATTATGCGTAGGTTATCTGATATTGCAAAGAAAGATGAAGTGATTACAATTGTCCACGATGTTTGATGATTTTCTTGAGGCTCTTGCAGATAATCATTTTGAAGAAACTCCAGTAGATGCAAAGACATTTGTTGAGTCTCCAGATTATCTGGGGCAGCCAGGGTTGTCTAATATTCAATATGATATTGTCGAGGCAATGAGCCAGATTTATAGAAAAGAAGATCTACAAACATTAATGGGCGAAGAAGATGGAGCAAGATATTATGAAAAATATACAAAGAACGAAATCATTTTACAACTTGGTAAGGGTAGCGGTAAAGATTTCACCTCTACTGTGGCCTGTGCTTATATTGTATATAAACTATTATGTCTCAAAGACCCTGCAAAGTATTTCGGAAAACCAAGCGGAGACGCAATAGATCTTATCAATGTTGCCATTAACGCACAACAGGCTAAGAATGTTTTCTTTAAAGGATTTAAGTCAAAGATTGAAAGATCTCCCTGGTTTGCTGGTAAGTATGAAGCAAAAGTAGACTCTATTAGTTTTGATAAATCTGTAACTGTTTATTCTGGTCATTCAGAAAGAGAATCACACGAAGGCTTAAATCTTTTGCTTGCGGTTCTTGATGAGATTTCTGGATTTGCATCTGAAGTGGCAACAGGTAATGAACAGGGAAAGACTGCTGATAACATTTATAAAGCATTCCGTGGATCAGTTGACTCTCGCTTCCCAGATCTTGGCAAAGTAGTTCTTCTTTCATTTCCAAGATATAACGGAGACTTTATTTCTGAGCGGTATGAAGCAGTAATTGCAGACAAAGAAGTAGTATCTAAAACACATAGATTTATAATCAATCCGTTACTTCCAGAAGATGATAAAGATAATTGGTTTGAGATTGCTTGGGATGAAGATCACATTAAGTCATATAAATATCCTGGCGTATTTGCCCTTAAAAGACCTACATGGGAAGTAAATCCAACAAGACAGGTTGATGATTTTAAGATTGCTTTTATGACGGATCTTGGTGATGCAATGATGCGTTTTGCCTGTGTGCCCACATATGCT